GTGGTAAGAATCGAACTCACAACCTATTGCTTACAAAGCAATTGCTCTACCGTTGAGCTACACCGGCATACCATTTAGTCTCGCTTATTATTAAAGCGATCATTTCTTTTTTGTTGAAAGCCCTTTTGACTAGTAAAACGAGTAGCAAGTTTCGTAACTCTTTCACGAAGCTCCTCATTAGACTTGACCAACAAAGCATTATCAAATTGCAATGCCTTAATTTCATTTTCAAGAGTAATTACTTTGCTCTCAAAAAAACCTTCTTCACGGATAGCAGGATTGCCATCCAAGTGTACTGTAACGTCCATTTAATTAGACTCCTCAATAAGTTTCAGTAGTTTCATTCTATACTTGTTTTTGTTAATTGTCAAGAACCCTTTGTAATTTTTCATAAGTTTTTTTACATCAGGCCACACAAAATCATCCCATAACAACTCCTTATCCCATTTCTTACTAAATTCAACAAGTTCATCTAATATAATCATAGTCTCAATAGAAATTCTTTTACCCAAATACTCTTTGAGTAATGCGGGATGTTGGTCATCTGTACATTCAAAAAGAGGTTCAAAGTTCTTAATAAATGGCTGCATCTCTTGAGAGAAGAGTTC